GCAGGATCATATACAAACGGTACATGGTATGGACGTAATAATCCGCGTGTATCGGTTACGACATCTTCTGCTTCTGCTGTAACACCAGACATTAGCGCGTATGATGAATACGCATGGACGGCACAAGCTGCAACGCTGACGATCAACGCCCCCACAGGAACGCCAGTAGACGGCAATAAACTGATCTTTCGCATCTTGGACAATGGAACCCCACAAACGCTGTCTTGGAACGCCACATTTACCGTGATTGGCGTGACATTACCAACAACTACAACAGCAAGCAAAACAACGTATGTGGGCTGTATTTACAACGTCAATAACAGTCGTTGGGATGTGATTGCAGTAACAACACAGGTTTAAGGAGAACACATGAAAATCGACTTTTCATTTGATACGCAATACGGCACATTTGCCGATGCTATTTGGTATCCTGACGATCAACCTGCACCATCTGACGCTGACATTGAGGCCATGAAACAGCAACGGCTGACGAACTGGATTGCCGTTGTTACCGCTCCTCCTGTTGAAGCTCCACAGGAGTAAAGCATGGCTAGATATTGGGTAGGTGGTTCGGGAACTTGGGACGGCACGACCACAACTAACTGGTCTGCCAGTTCTGGTGGTGCGGGTGGTGCTTCTGCGCCTACGTCTGCTGACGATGTTATTTTTAACTCTGCATCTAATGCAACTGCCTACACAGTAACAATTTCTGGTGGCGCTACTGTATGCCGTTCTGTTACTGTTGCTGGCCCTGCATCGGGCAACGTCACGTTTTCTGGCACAACTGCATGGTCTGTCTACGGTAGTTTTACGCTACCAGCATCGGGCATTACTTGGTCATATAGTGGAACAATTACTTTTGCATCTACCAGCACAGGCAACACCATAACGACCAATGGTATTAGTTTAACTAGTACACCAATTGTTTTTAATGGTTCTGGTGGTGGTTGGACGCTTGGAAGTGCACTTACTAATACTACTGTTACATTTACCAACGGAACATTTAGCACAGGAAATTATAATTGTACGGGTACAGTATGGACAAACTCTGGAACTGGTACAACATCAGTTTCTTTGGGAAGTTCAACAATTACACTTGCTAATACAAATGGCTGGTCTTTTGGCACTACAACAGGCCTGACATTTAACGCTGGCACATCTACTATAAATTTATCAAACACAGGTATAACATTCGCATTTGGTGGGCTTACTTACAATAATGTAAATTTTAATTCAACAATAAATAATTCAAGTATTGGTATTACTGGGTCTAATACTTTTGCAAATCTAACAATTGCAACACCTGGAGGAACTGGAGTAAGGCCAGTAAACTTTTCAGCAAATCAAACAATAACTGGCACATTTACAGCAAACGGCGGTTCCTACACTAACCGAATGCTTATTCAGTCTAATACTTTAGGGACTGCATTCACTATTACTGCCGCAACTGTTTCGGTTTCGTACGCAGACTTTAGAGACATTACAGGCGCAGGTGCTGGCACATGGTCAGGCACATCGTTAGGCGACTGTGGTGGAAATTCCGGCATCACTTTTACTGGCGCAAAGACTGTTTATTGGAACTTGGCAGGTTCACAAAACTGGTCTGCAACAGGTTGGGCTACATCATCGGGTGGCACACCTGCCGCTGCGAATTTTCCGTTGGCTCAAGATACGGCAATTGTTGACCAAAACAGCGCAATTACTACGCTAACAATGGATTACGTTTGGAACGTAGGAACCGTAAATATGTCTGCACGAACAAGTGCAATGACTTTTACCTACACTTCGCTTGCTATTGTTTATGGTGATTGGTCAAACGGTACAGGGGTCACAATTGGTGGTTCAAGCCCTGTTCCATTTAACGGAAGAAACAAGACTCAAACAATTACCAGCAATGGTGTTCAAATGTTTGGCATTACCATCAATGCAATTGGTGGAACCGTAGCAATTAACGGTAATTTTACAACTTATGCAACAACTTTAACATCTACACTTACCTACGGAACACTAGACTTAACTAATGGTGGTGCTGGCAACTATACTTTTTCTACGGGTTTGTTTTCATCTAGCAATTCAAACACAAGAGCAATTACTTTTGGTTCTGGACAAATTACTTGTACGGGTTCTGGAACGGCTTTTACAACCGCAACAAAAACAAACTTAACAATTACGGTTGGCACAGGCACAATTAGCATGACAAGTGCATCAGCCAAAACTTTTGCTGGAGGCGGCGCAACTTTTCCAACATTAAATCAAGGCGGCTCTGGTGCTTTGACCATCCAAGGCGCAAATACATTCACCAACATCACTAATACGGTTCAACCTGCCACGATCACGTTTCCCGCAAGCACAACCAACACATTTACAAACTTTAGCTTGTCGGGCACTGCTGGCAACCTAATCACCATCAACAGTTCAACAAGCGGCACACGGGCAACGGTGTCCAAATCAAGTGGAACTGTTAGCGTCAACTATTTGTCGATTCAAGATTCTGCGGCTACTGGTGGCGCAAGCTGGTACGCAGGTGCAAATTCAACCAATGTAAGCAATAATACGGGCTGGATTTTTACCGCGCCCCCCACAGGTCAAAATTCAAATTTCTTTGCTTTTTTCTAAGGCATAAAGTCAACCACCACAATAAAACAAAATGACAATACAAAATAAAACATGGGAGCAAATGCTCTTGATCAATGAGCTGAATTTTGCCAAGCAGCACAATCCAGAATATTACAGATGGAAACTCACAAACAATTATGAACGTGCAGTTTTCCTGAAAGGCGATCCAGTTTATCCTCGAGAAGCAACACGATATATGTGGGCCAATCGAAATCTGCGTGGCAAAAAGATTTTGGAAATTGGCTGCAGCACTGGATTTGGCACTCAATTTCTACCCAATGACATTGAATATTTGGGATTGGATTATGACCCAATCATCATCGATGTGGCTCAAGATCAGCATTGGGGTGAAACCATAAAATTTTCATGCGCAGACATCAATGAAATTCAGCTGGCACAGTTTGACACCATTATTGCTTTTGAAGTGATCGAGCATTTGGACAATGGCTTGGACATTGTGGAAAAGCTAAAAAAGCATTGCAATCGATTGCTGATCACAGTGCCATGGAATGAGCCACCAGGATTTTGGGGCGAACACCACAAATTGCATGGCCTTAATGAAACCAATTTCTTTGATTTTGATGTGGAATACATCAGCGAGCATGGAGCCATCACATCAGAGCCAAGATCATTGACTGAACACAATCGATTCAATTTGATGATTCTGAGGTGGGATCGTGGATAAGGTTTTATGCAGCATTGGCACTCGAGGCCGATATGACACAACGCTGCCATTGTCTTTGGCTGCCATCATCAATCAGACCAAACGGCCAGACAAAGTGGTCATTTTTGATGACAATGAAAATCCAAGGGATGTCAGAAATGAGCTGATTTATAAAAATCTGTTTCAAATGATGGACATCAAAGGCATCGAATGGGAATGGAGGTTTGCTGCTAAAAAGGGCACGCACCACAACCACCAGGCGGCCAACACCATGGGATACAAATGGGTTTGGCGCATGGATGATGATGCCATTCCAGAGGCCAATGTGCTGCATGAATTGTTCAGCTGGACGTTGCATGATCCCAATTTGGGCGCAGTTGGTGGATCGATATTGACACCACCATTGCAGTTTGAGGAATCATTTCCAACGGCCACCATGGCCAACATCGATGCAGAGCCAAACATCCAATGGAAATATATTCACAAACGCAAAAAGGTCGAGCATTTGCATTGCTCATTTTTATATCGAGCTGGCATTGTGGATTATCATTTGGGGCTTTCAAAAGTGGCCCACAGGGAAGAAACATTGTTTAGCAATGCTTTACATCAAAAAGGATATGATCTTTATGTGGTGCCCAATGCGGTCACTTGGCATTTAAAAAATCCAAATGGTGGCATCAGGTCAGAGACTGATCAATCAATGTATGCGCATGATGAGCAAATATTTCAAAACTTTCAAAAGTTTAAAAATAACACAATTGTTATATTGAATTGTGGAATGGGGGATCATTTGGTATTTTCTGAAATATTGCCTTATATCAAAAACCCAATTGTGTTTACTTGCTATCCAGAAATTATTGCTGGCGAATCGATTGCTGCAGCCAAAGCATTGTTTGGGGACATTGACCAGTGGAACATATATTTGAAAATGGCTCAATGGAAGTGGACAGGCTCACTCAATGAGGCATTCAGAAAGATGTACTTATGATCATTGTTTCTCCATACTCAAAAAAGCTGATGAATGGTCGGGAAAACCCTAAAAATTACCCATATTGGTCAGTTTTATTGATGGAAATTAAAGAAAAAGTGATACAAATTGGGGTCAGTGGTGAAAAGCAAATATGGCCAGATTTCAGACCAGATTTGCCATTGTCTGAGTTAAAGCAGCTGCTGCAGCAATGTCGAACATGGATTTCATGCGATTCATTCTTTCAGCATTTGGGATACATCGAGAAAAAGCCTGGCATTGTGCTTTGGTCAGTATCGGACCCATTGATCTTTGGCCATCCAGAGAATGTCAATTTGATTAAAAGTCGGGATTATCTGGTCAAAGACCAGTTTTTGTGGTGGGAAGATCAAGAATACAAACATGATGCATTTGTCGATCCTGATGAGGTGGTCAAGGCATTGGAATTGTTTTAAAATTGGCCATCATTTAAGGGTGGACAATGGACGCTGAAACCGACAAAAGACTGGCAGTGCATGAGGCAGTATGTGCTGAGAGATACAGAATCATCCAAGAGCATTTGACGGCTGGTGAAAAGAGAATGACCAAGATTGAGTATTTGCTTTATACAGTGATGGCTTTGGTGTTACTTGGGCCAGGCGTGGCAGCCACCTTTTTCCATAAATTGTTTGGGTTCTAAAAATTGATCCATTTACCCTTGTCGCACTTGCAAGTGGAGCTTTTAAACTCTGCAAAGATGCTTGTGAGATGTACAAAGAAGGACGGCAAATTGTTACTGACATTGCCAAGGAAGTTGATGGAGTTGTCAAAGATGTTAAGACAGTACAAAAGAAAGCCAAAGGTCTTCTTGGGTTCTTGAGCGCCGTATTTGGCAAGAAAGAGGAAGAGCAACCACAAGTTGCTCAACCCGCCAAGAAGGTTAAAAAGAAGAAAGAACCACCGCCAGAATTTGATGAAAATCTCATTTACCAGCAAGTGAGTGATGCATTGATCAAATTCTTTCAAGCCTACAATGGCCTAAAAAACTATAAAAAAGAACAAGAGGAGCTGGCATTGCACGCCACCAACGAGGAAGGCAACGAAATTGCCATCAAGTTGGTCATTGCTGATTTACAAATGGAAAAATTGAATTCTGAGCTTTCAAATTACATGGTCTATCATGTGCCAAGTGAGTTGAAAGATTTGTATTCAAGGGTCAATGAACAAATTGGGCACATTGCGAATGTCCAAGCACTTGCAAGACGAGAGGAGTTGTTGGCAAAGAGGAAAGCACAATGGCAACGAAACCAAAAAGCGGATTTAATCAAAAATCGAATGGTGGTTTCAGCAATTACAGTTCTAATGATTCTGTGGATGTGGGGAATGATTCTAAGTCTGACACACCAGCTTTAATATTGATTGTGATTTTGCTCATCGTGATTTTGCTTTTTTTGCCATTGCTGGCGTGGATGTATACCGATGTCAGAAAAATGGAAATTCGAGTTGATAAGGCTTTGACCAGAATTGAGGGAAAATGAAATATCTGATTTTGATTGTTTTGATGTTGTTGGCTGGCTGCCATGATCAATATCGGTATTTTTGCCAAGACCCTGAAAACTTCAGCAAGGATGTTTGTCAAAGGCCAAGATGTGAGTTTGATCAAGATTGTCCAGATTATTTAGTGGCCCCAATATTGGAGAAGAAAATTGAAGGAAATACTGCTGGCATTACTCAACAGTCCCAAGGACAGACTCAGTGCAGATGACATCGATGTCAGAGTCAGGGCATTTGTAGTCATTGTTGTGACTTTGATTTTGTTTTTTATTGTGGTCACGCTGATTTATAGCGTGATGTTTGTGAGCCAGCCAATCAAAGCCATGGCCCCAATTGACCAGGCATTCACCAAAATGCTCAATGACATCGTGCTTTTGATTGTGGGGGGCATTGGCGGTATTATGACCAAAGGCATCAGCAATGAGGCCACCAACATGATGAATGCAGCCAAAGGCAATACTGCTGCATATGTGGCTCCTCCTCCACCACCAGTGGTTATGATGGCCCCATCAACCAATTGGACTGCACCACCACCACCAGCTGGGCCACCAACATTGGAAGACCAAGAGGAACGTTTGAGGACTGCCCAGGCTCGAGAAAGCACAAAAAATGTTTAGTTGGCTTTCATGGTTTTTTGATGATTTGTTTTATTACATTGCAATCATTGCACTGATCGGTGGAGTGATTGCATACACTCTTTCATATTTGGTGGGGTTTCTACCAATGTTGAAGGCCCATGCACTTATATTAAAAGTGCTTGGAATTTTTTTGGTCATTACAGGGGGTTATTATGTCAGCGATCATCATGGTTATCAAAGACGCATGGCTGAAGATCAAGTCGAAATTGACAGGCTTAATCAAGAAGCAAGAGCCAAAGAATCCGAGTTGAACAAAAAGCTGACGCAAACTGGCGCAGCACTCAGGAAATCAAAAGATGAAAACAAATCTAAGCAAAGCAGCATTGATGCTGACATCGATGCTGGTCGGCTGCAGCTCCCCACCAGTTGTGCCTTACAAGCCAATTCAGATGCCACCATTGCCAGCGGAAATACAACCAATGGAGCCGAGTCTACAAGACAGGCTCTTAAAGATATTGTCCAAATCGCAGCAGATGGAGACAATGCAATCATCCAGCTCAACAGTTGCATTGCCACCTATAACCAAGTGATGCAAACAGTCAATGGGGGCGTGAAATGATCACATCAGAGCAGCTGATCGAGCTGAAGATCGATTCAGTTTGGACGATTCCACTCAATGACACATTTGATCGATGGGACATTTCAACGATTGAAGAACAGGCGTGTTTCATTGGCCAATTCTCATATGAGTCAAATCACTTTAAAGATTTGAGTGAGAATTTAAATTATCGGCCAGAGACGCTGATGAAATTGTGGCCAAAGCGGTTTCCATCAATGGATGAGGCTTTAAAGTATGCCCATCAGCCAGAAAAAATTGCCAATCACATTTACTCAAATCGTATGGGTAATCGAGATGAGGCATCAGGAGATGGCTGGAGGTTCAGAGGATCAGCAATTTGTCAATTGACTGGACACGATAATTTTTACCATGCTGGCCAAGCATTGGGCATCGATTTGGTACACAATCCTGACCTGGCACGCACACCCAAATATGCTGCACAAATTGGTGGCTGGTATTGGAAAACGCATAAGTGCAATGAGGCTGCACAGGCCAAAAATTACAACAAACTCACAGAAATCATCAATGGGGGATTGTTTGGTGCAGAACAGCGCATTGCAGTGATGCACCAATGCGAAAGAATCTGTGGAGCCTAATGCTCTTTCAGATATAAATAAACCATCAATCCAATGGTGCTGAAAATGAAAGCAATCAAACTCAGCAAGCCGAGAACGATTGCCCACATAAAAATATTAAACCAATCAAACATTTTTGATATTGTAATCAGCAGCGTTGATTGAATACTTATACAGTGTCCATTTGCGCTGGTAATTGGCATCTTCACTTGGAGGGATAAAACCGAATCGTTTCCATGTGGTCATTACATCGGTTTTATCAGCTGGTGTGTATTGTTTTATATTTGGGAATTTCATTTTGTTTTGTCCAAGTAATCTGCCAAATCTTTGGTGTCCACAAACACTCTGAGTCCATCTTTGTATGTGCGAAAACTCAGCTCATTTTTTGAGCGTTTGTTATAGATCGTACCAATTGGCACTTTCAGCACTCCAGCCACTTCATCGAGAGTTAAACGAACACCAAATTGATTCAGCAGATATTGATACATATTGGTTTAGAAAGGAATATTAGAATCTTGGAAAGCGGTTTTGGCCACTCCAAAATCATCCACTGCCGAGGCTTTTGACCCTAGTGCATCACCTTTCTCGAGCAGCTGGATGTTGTTCAGCCAAAATGCTACACCATTGTTCCCAGCTTGGGAATATGCATAAGCAGTCACAGATA